CCACTTTTTTATCAAAAAGAATATGATAAGCACAAAGAAATATTCGGAGTTGAGCCAAACATTATCGGAATGTTTTGGTTTGATAATGAAATATTAATTGATAACATAATAAAAGCAATAGAAACAAATAAGCCTTATGATGAGTATGAATTATTAAGTGATGACGAAAAAAAAGCTTTTGATAATGGAGATTTATTGTTTTAGACTAAAAACACATTGGTATAATTTACTCACATTAATTTGGATAGGGGCTTTTTATATCTTTTAAAAATATGTTATAATTTTTCTAAGCGTGGATACGCCAAAGGAGAAAAAATATGTTTGAAGAATTAAAAAACTTACTGGATGGTAAGGAAGACGGATTAAAGTTGCTTAGTGATATTGAAGCTAATCAAAACGCACTAACTAGCAAATTGAATTCACTTGAAGTAGATAGCAGAAAAGCTTTCAGTACAAGAGATGAGTTAAAAATGAAGTTGAATTTAGTTAAGTCTAGATTGGGCATTGATGATATTGATGACGAAGTATTAACTAAGGCATTAAAAGGTAAAACTGATGATGCAGAACTAAATAATCTTAAATCACTACTTGAAAAAACAAGCAGAGAGAAAGAGGAAATCGAAGCTGGATATAAATCTAAACTTTCTAATTTTGCTTTAAAAACTGAATTACAAAAGACGGGATTATCGCAAAAAGCTTTAAATCAAGATGTTTATGAAATTCTTGAAAATATAGCTCTAAAAGGTGCATTTTATGATGATAGCGGAGCTGTTATATATAAAAACGAAGATGGAAGTACAACTTACATCAATGGCAAACCAATGACATTGTCTGACAAAGTAGCAACACTTGAACAGAATGAAGCATATAAGCCTTTGTTTAGAGCAGTTGGAATTGGTGGGACAAATGCAAATCCAAGCACAAAAGCTGGATCTGTTAGTGGTGGTGGTATTAATTTAGATAGTGATAAAAACACTAGAATTGATGCAATCAGAAACAAATACAAATTATAAAAAGGATTTAAAATGGCATTATCAAATATGGCAATTTTCAATAAATATGTTCCAGAAGTAGCGGTTGAGTTATTATCTCAAATGGTAGAGAAATTCAATAGTGCTTCAGGNGGAAGTATTCTATTAACTTCAAAGGGTTTTGAGGGTGATTTCTTTGAAAGAAGTTTCTTTGCAAGTTTAGAAAGTGCTCAAAGAAGAGTAGATAGATATGCACTTAATGGAACTCCAGCTTCAACTGACTTAGCTCAAACAAGAGAAGCAAGTGTTAAAGTTGCTGGTGGTTTCGGACCAATATTATTTGAACCAGCTGATATGTCTTGGATGCTGAAAAATGAAGCTGAAGCTCTTGAAGCAATCGCTAAAAACTTAGCAATGGCTATAATGAAAGACCAATTAAATGCTGGTATTGCTTCTGCTGTAGGTGCAATTGCTAATCAATCAGCTGCTAAAAATGATGTTTCTGCATCTGCTGGATTAACTTATGGTGCTTTAAATGATACTGATGCTTTATTCGGTGACTCTTCAATGAACCTTGTTGCTAGAATTATGAATGGTACTGCGTACCATAAACTAATCGGTCTTAACTTAACTAATGCTCAAACATTATTTAGATCTGATACTGTAACAGTCGTTGATATTCTTGGTAAACCAGTAATCGTTACTGATGCACCTGCTCTTTATGCAGCTGGAACTCCAAATCTTCTTAAAGTTTTAACATTAAGTGCTGGTGGAATTATAATCTCTGATGGTTCAGATGTAGTTACTAACGCTACAACTTCAAATGGTAAAGACAGAATTGAAACAACTTTCCAAGCTGATTATTCNTTCGGAATTGGTCTTAAAGGTTATACTTGGGATACTACAAACGGTGGAAAATCACCAACTGATGTTGAACTTGCTACTGGTACTAACTGGGACAAAATTGCTACAAGCATTAAAAATACTGCTGGTGTTATCACTATCGGTAACGCTGCTCTGTAAGCTTATAAAGTTCTCTTCGGAGGGCTTTATTAAGTTTATAATAAAGGATAAATATGAAAATTTGGTATGTAAAATTTCCAACTTATATGTATGTTGAAAATGTTAAAGAAGTTGCAAAAGCTAATGGATTGAAAATCATTGATGCTAAGTTTCAAGAAGATAATAAACAATGCGAAAACGCTCCAAAACTTACTGTAATAGGTGAAGTTGTAGTTCCAAAAATAGAAATTAAAAAGACGACAGTTAGAAAGACTAAATAATGGCATCAATCTTAACTCAAAATGCTTTTAGATCTATTTATGACTATATGTTTAGAGTTGGGGCTTTGATTGGTACAACTACAAGACCAGCAGTCGTACTTGAAGAGATAAATGACGCTGTTCATAGTGGAATTGCTTTCCAAGTTGATGGTAGAAATTCTTTGACAAATGGAAGCAGTTTTAATTTTATGGCAAAAGTTGGAGCTTTACCACTTCACTTTATAGATTTTACTTTAGAAACTACGGATGGCGAAGTTATACTTGAGTTGTATGAAAATCCAACCATAACATCAAATGGTACTGCTGTTACTTCAAATAATAAAAATAGGTCATCAACTAATACATCATTAACTGCTTGTTATAGTGGTACGACAGTATCATCAAGTGGAACATTAATTGCTAGACATCATATTTTAGGAACTGGTCACGGTGCTTTTAGTGCTGGTGGGAGTGGTGGCTTTGGCGGTGAATGGTTATTAAAGCCAGACGAAGATTATTTGTTTAAAATAACTAATAGTTCAGGCTCTACAATACAATACTCAGTGAATTTTTACTACTTTGAAAAATAGTATAATACAAACAAAAAAGGTTTTAAAATGGCTTTGATTATTTATCCATTAAGCGGATTTGATAGTTTTGTAACACTTGNAGATACTACAAGCAACTTAACNAATAANGTAATAGATATAACAGCTTGGACAGCTTTAACTGAAACAGTGAAAGAAATCTATCTAAGACANGCGACTTTACTGATTAAGTCAAGAATCGACTTAGATTTGGTTGTGAGTGTTGATAATTTAGAATTAGCGACTTCATTGTTAGCAAATTATGCTGTTGGTGTTGATATTACTGATGATACAAATGACGGAAACATCAAAATAAACGAGATAACTGGTGTTATTCGTAAAGAATACTTTACAAAAGGTAAAGCTTCTAATGCTATGCCAACAAATGTGGTATCTCTATTGAGTGAGTACGGCTTTGTTGGTTCAGGTAGTATAAAAATATTAAGAGCTTAATATGAGTGATGCTTTAAACGCAATCAGAGATATTGAGAAAGCTATTGTAGATTATGGAAGCGATATTACTTTAAATAAAATAGTAGCTGGAACTTATAATCCACAAACTGGTACAACTTCAGGAACTACAACAAGCTATTCAATGAAAGCCATTGTAAAAAGAAATGCAACGGCTAGTTTGGAAAGAAGTATTACTAATAATGTTACAGTGAATACTTATGAATTAAGCATATTGTTATACCACACAGAAGAGCCAAAAAAAGACTGGAAAGTGATATATGAAGGAAATACTTACACGATACTTTATGTAAGTTCTGTAGTGCTTCAAAACTCTAATTTAATCTATGAATTGCTTATCAAGAAATAACAATGAGCCTATCATCTGAATTTCATAGCTTAATCAATGATGCTTATATTGCAAAAGCAACTATGGTTAAAAGCTTAGAAAATGAATTGATACAAAAGACGCCAGTTGATAGTGGACAACTTAAAAGTGCTTGGACTACACAAAGAACATCGGATGGTTGGATATTGACTAATAATATGGAATATGCTGATTTTATTTTCAGAGGTAGAAGACGACTTGGCAATAGAACAGTTGGATCATTACAACTTCCAGATGGCGTATTTCCAATATTACAACAACACAATAATGAGCTAGAAACTCGATTAAAGGATTTAAAAAGATGAGCAGCTTTATAATAAAATCAACTCTTGAGGAGTATTTAGTAGCAAACTGGACAGAAACTCCGATTAAGTTTGAGGGTATGCCAATTGATTATAGTAGCGATGTAAGTTTTATCGTTCCTAAATATGTTGGAGTAGCAAATAGTGGCTTTTATGGTAGTGGAAATCAAACAAATGGTCAATTACAAATCTTTTGCTATGCTCAAAATCCAGTTCTTGCATATAAGCTTTCAGATAGTGTTTGTAGCTTTTTTAAGTGCTTAAGACCTATCAAATGATGTTCATACTTTAATCCCACAACAACAAGGCAGTGCGATTAATTTAGATGATGGGTTCTTTGAAGCATTCGTAACTATTGAAGCAAATTGCTACTCTTAGAAAATGATATAATTACTCAAATTTAACAAAAGGAAATTGAAATGGCTAGAATTAATACGAAAAAAAGTGCAATATTTATCAAAAGTGGTGCAGTTTTACCTGTTGGAGCTGATGGCTTCCTAGAAGTAACTGAAGAGTTGAGTGTAAATCCAACTGTAAAAGTTGAAGAGTTTAAAAGAGTTAATGGACTACTTGGTTCAAATGATAGTTATGCTGANACTTGTGATACAACTGTATCTTTAAGTTTAACGCATAATATGAGAACATCAAACAAAGCTGGTGATGCTTTAGATACTGTTCCAGAATATGGTGAACTNTTAAAACTTGGTGGATTTACTGAAACTGTTGGTGCTGATACTGTAGTTTATACAAACTCACAAACTCCAGCTAAAGGTTCAGTATGTGTTTATATTGATGGAAACAAACATAGTTCAACTGATGGAGCTGTTGCAGATGTAAAGATGGATTTTACTGTTGGGATGCCATCTAAAATTACAGCTACTCTTTCGGCTTTCTTAGATAATGAAGGNGTTGCTACAAGTGCTGCAAATCCAACAGTTACACTTTCAAGCGAAGACTTAATGATTGTAGGATGTACTGACATCATCTCAACTGATGCAAGTGAAATTAAAGCTGATAAAGTAGGAATTGAAATTAATCCACAAGTTGATAAATTCTACGGAATGGGACTTAAAGAATATGCAATTAGTGACTATAACATCAAAATAACTGCTGACTTCTATCCAGAAAATACAGACTATAATGATGCAATAACTAAAATCAATGCTGGAACTGTTGAAGCTCTTTTAATTAAGCTTAACACTGGAGCTGCTGGAGCTTTAGTTGATGGTAGGTCTGTATTAATAACTGCAACACTTGGAAAAATGACAAGTTTCACAGACTCTAACGACAAATCAAACTTAAAAAGAAGCATAACTTGGATGNTACAAGGTGATAGTGCTGGTGAATGTATTTCAATCACACACGGTAATCATTCTTAATTAACAATAGAGGGCAGGAATATCTCCTACCTGTCCTCGACCTTTTAGGAGATAAACTAACTAACATTTAATGGAGATTAAAATGAAATTATCATTCGCTGACAAATTTACAATAGAAACAGAAATAAATAACGAAGATGTAATTCTTACTGGCAAGTTTAAAAGACTTGATAAAAAGCAAGAACTTGAAATAAAAAAGAAATTTAAAAAAGACTTAGATCTAATTGAAGAGCTTACATTATTAGCAAGAAAGGCTAATAAATTAGAGCTTAGACTACAAATTAATCCTGACGACTCAAGCATAAAAGAAGAGTCTTTATTGTTATTTGATAAAGTAAATGAATTACAAGATTTAATTACAAAATCAAACGCAAAAGAGGCAATGGCAAAATATAGATTTGATATCTCAATCGAAAGTGATGATATGGCTAATCTTATCGCTATTGGCGAAGCTTATGGATATTCTGAATTAATTAACGCAATAAGTGAAGATGTTGAAGCGGGAAAGCAAAAAAATACAAAAGTATAATTACTTGGGCTGGTCAATATGCAAATGGCACTGACTACTCTTCGTTTGAAGCAGAAGATTTACAAAGTATTCTAGCAAATCCAAATTCAAGAGTTATTGCTTTTGATAAAGATGATTATGAAGCACAGCTTTTAATGTATGTATTTAAGCAATTACAATACGAATACAGTGGAATGAACGGAAAGCTAACTGGCTTTAAATATGACCACTTAAAAGATTTGTTGAAATGGAATAACCTCCCCCCGAAGCACTACACACAACTTATAACAACGATGTTTTATTCTTTTTTGAAGCACTTGAAGTCTGATTAACTTTGGGTGCTTTTTAAATTTGATATAATGCAAAATATAAAAATTAAAGGCTTAAAATGGCAAAATTTGAGATAAACATCGATGTCAAT